GAGTATAATCCTCCAGCATTGTTTATTATTTCTACTTTTTGTACTGTCTGCACCCCTTTTACTGTATCTAACAGTGTATAGATACTTGATATATCAATTGGTTGATTAATATTCCAGTTTCTAATATCAAAATAACCTATCAGTAAGTTGTTACACTGTAGTAATACATCTCTTCCTAAATAATTTGGTCTTAGTATTATATCAAATGTAACACCTATGTTAATTACAAATGCATCTTTTATGTTAATTGCATCTGTTAGTAGCATGTACTGTGATAGATATGTTTTTAAGTTATTTTTAAGATTTACTGTTGCTGTTTGTAAATTTCTATTATTATCATAAGCAAGAGTATATAGAGATAGTGACAGTGGGTTACTATCAATTATACTATCGGTTGTCGAATTAGGATTTGTCAATTGATCTTGAGCTATGTATACTTTTCCTACTGATCCGTATTTAGACGGTAATGATAAAGCTCTCACTGTATAGTCTTGTAATGTTACTGCTCTTCCTTGCTCATTAAATGATCTTAGTGAATTTTGCCTTATTTCCTCTACGGTATCTCCATCTCTACCGCCAGTAGCTGCTTCTGGATTGTTAAAGGTTAGGTTTGTTCCTGTTCCTGTTGAGTCTACCACTAGTGCATTTGTAACTGTATTTGCTGGTACATTTGCTGATACTCCTCCACCTACTAGGTATTTGATTTGTAAAGTTCCTTGTGGTGCTAGTCCGTATGTTTGTGTATATAAAAAGTTTGATGGATCGTATGCATAGTCAATTCTCGAAATACCTTGTGAGTTACCTAATCCTACGTTAGTCGGATCTGGTGTTATTACTGTGTCTGATTGTCCTGTTATACCTGCTCCAAATTGAATTACTAATTCTCCTGTTGAGTTAAATCTTGTTGTGAATCTTCTAGGAACTCTCTGTAGCTGCAACATATATGGTACTTTATCAGAATCACTACTGTTATTTTCTTGATCTACAAAAATAGTATCTTGCCCTAAGAAAGGAACCTCATACCAAGTATTACCTGATCCGTTATTATCTATGATTGATATAATACCTATAATATTTGGTTCGTTAATTGTTATTGTTGCATACTTCTCTACTGTGGAAAAGGTTTGTGTCAATGTTTTGACTTCTCCTGAGAAAGCTTTAACAGTCTTTGTTAACCTATATTGTGATGGTTCTCCTCCTGTATCTAAGGTTTGTACTACAACAGTTGTTGGATCATATGAGCTAGAAAATGAAAAATCTATAGGTCTTTCTATGTAAAATCTAGATTGGCCAGTTGTTGTTGAACTTAATTGGGTTCCACCTGCTATTTGTAATGCTTGTGAAAAATCAGGTTCAGCGTTAGATCCTGATGCTCCTATTATATGTGATACTTCTATATCAACCTCAGATACTGTTGTAACTTTTGGCCTGTATCCCATCATGTAAGCTAATGTATATAGATTAGCAGGATTTTTAGCATACTGTAGATATGTTTCCTGTAGCTGCATATCTTGGTAGAAAGATAAAACATCTCCTACATAAGCTGCCATCTCCATAAACATTGTACCTGGGGAGGTTGGTGTAAAATCGTTGTAGGTATTCGGAAAATAGTTTTTTGTAAACTCTATAAGCTGATTTTTAAAATCAGTGAAGTCCCTATTTATGTATTTTATTTCTCTATCCTGAGCCATTATGTTTCAATATTTAGTACTAATTGATCTTGTATATTTGTATTTGTTATACTGTATGATATACCTATAGTGATTACGTTATTATCAGTATCTGCGCTGATTTGTAAGTTATTAACTTGTACTGTTGGAAAATACTGTGCTATTCCTGATTGGATTTTATATGTTAATATATCTTGCGATGTTTGTGTTGATTGTTCAAATAAGACTTCGCTTAATCCTGCTCCGAATGTTGGGTTTTCGTACCTTTCTCCTGGATTCGTTAATAAGTAGTTTATTAGATTTGTTTTAATTGCGTCTTGAGTTGTATATGTAGTTGCAAATACAGTGTTAGAAGTAAAAGGCAGTCCTACCCCTACCCCTACAGATGGCTGTAAATCTAATGGATTTATTTGTTGTACATTAAATGCCATTATCCTCCAAATCTTTGTTTATCCTTTTCTTGTGATGCTTTAAATACTGCAGCTGCATTTTTTACAAAATCAAATTGCGATATGTCTAATCCTGGTTCTGGTCTTGCAAAATTGTCTTCCATCATTACCGGATTCATTCCTAATCCTGGTGCTGATACCATATCAGATATTCCTGAAAATGCTGTAGGGTACTGCTCTCCTACCATCTGTGCTTTTGTTTCGTTTAGTAAATCCATAATAGGATCTCCAGTAGAAACTATCTGCTTTTGCACCGGTGGTCTATATGATTCGTACTTTGTAACTTTTGAAACTTGCTTCTTTGGTGCTTCAGTTAGTACATCGGCTAACTCTTCTCTAAGCACTTCTCTTACCGCTTCTTTTATTAATTTTTTAAATGCATCTGCCTTCATAATTATAAATAGTTATATTATGGTAATTGATTATCTATTCTAAATTTTATCTCATCCAGTAGTACTTGTATATCTGAGCTAAATGATGATGGTCCGTATAGTACAATTACTCCTACTTTATCTTTTGCTACTGCATATCTTCTAGGAGCGATTGCTGGTGAGTTGGGATCTTCCACAATCTCTAGAGTGTATCCCTTGTAAAAATAATCTGAACTTGGTGTTCCTTCTGATCCTGTATTTTCAGGTGGTTGTACTTGTCCTACTAATTGCTGTGCTTGGTTTGGGTCTTTAATTTCCTTAGCACAATCCGAAACTGCTATGTCTATTAGATTTAATCTACTTTTAATTGAGTTTAATGTTTGATCTGCAGATGATATTACTCCTACTATCCCTTGCTTTTCTGCTTCTAATCCATCTAACAATTTATTTAGCTGTATTAATCTGTCACTCAATTTTGTTAATACATTAATAGGTATACCTAACCCTCCTACTATTGGTGGTATTATTGCTGTTGGGGCAGGTATACTTTTTATTACTGTTATTGCAGTTCTAGCTACTTTTATACTAACATCTAGCTTATTTGCTGTTGATCTAAGTGCATTTACTTTTTTTTGTAATTTATTAATTGTGTTTAGTATTGTATTCTTTGCTTTTACTATACTCTGTAATCTTTGTTGATTTGGACATTGACTAGTAAACTCAGATAGTATATCTAGAACTCTATCCTGTGCTTGAGCAATTAATTGACCTTGCAATCTTCCTACTTGGTTTGCTATTATTTTTGATAAGTTACTTTTAAATGACATTATTCAATATATACTTTTCTTGATTGAATTCTACTTATTCGCCTCTTTAACGATTCTATTGATGCTTTTAAAACTGGTCCTGTTGAGTTTAACTGTGTAACTGGGCCTGCTCCTACAGCACTTGCGTTGCTCATTGCATTAGCTACAATGGTTAAGCTGTCTAATAATTGTGTTATCCAAAATTCAAACTGCTTTCCTAAAATTGCCGGCTGTTTTGTTCCATCAGGTGATGTCCTTGCTCTAGATCCTATAAATATTTTATCAGCATCTAGACACATATATTCCTGCCCATCAAAGTTTAATGTATTTGCATTTAATCCTATAGATTGCTTGGCAGATAATAATATACTTTCTTCTTTTGCATTGAAGTATAATCTCCCGCCGTTTACTACTACTTGATTTCCTTTGTATTGATCACTAGTTTTAGGGACAGTATTATAAGTAGCTCTTTTTGTATTTGCTGGTGTTAGATTAATTTTGTGATCGGATAGAAAGTATATTGAATTAGCATCTTGGTTAATATCTTCTAAGACTGTGCCTATGCCGTCTTGTGTCTGTATTTGTCCATTACTGATTATAATAACAGGCTTACCGTTATTTGTATCATCAATAAAAGTGCTATTCCCTTTTGCTCCAGACATTCGTATTGTCTGTGAAAACCTTCCTTGAATTACTGTATCTCCAGGATTAGGAGCAAGTTGGTTTATATTTTTTTGTTCTGGAAAGTCGCCTAATAATCTTTCTTCCCATACAGTTTGTGTAGTATCAGGTGTAGCTCCGTGGTGTGGATTATTCCATATGTTTACTATACTTGTCCAATATACTCTTTTTGCAGCAGCATTAATTAAACTATCTGAGTTTGATTCAAATGCTAGATTTACTATCTCTCCTGGTATTGGTAGTGTTTTTATATCTGCCCTACTTGGATATGCGAAAGGGAATTTAGATATATCTGTTTCGTTAGAGTTAAGTGTCATAGGTCTATAGAATACCCCTCCTAGCATTGCTGGGGATGATGCATATGGATCGTTTTGCGAAGTTATTACATACAGTACTCTTCCTTGAGTTGTTGCTGCTGCTGATGTTACTCCTCCTGATCTTCCTGTCTTTTTTCCTGATAGAGCTGTGCTGCTTATGTGCGATCTATACGCCATTACTCTTTTTTATCTATATCATTACCTAATTGCTCACTCTGTTCAACTAACTTAGCTAGCTCTTCTGGGTTAAAGAAGTCTGTTTCTGCTGATTTTGATCCTTCCATCCTTTGTACTATAGCTAGCATTTTAATTAAGTGTTCATCATTTTTAACCCCTACTTCAAGGTACTCCTTAATCATAGGTACTACTACCGATGCATCCCCTATACTCTCTACTAGTGGTTTTAGTTCACCAATAAGTGCATTGATTTGTAAATCCTTTCTCTTGGAGTTATCGTACACCTCTTTCAATACATCGGATACTGTCTTCTTGCCAAATATTACTGTTTCTAATCCCATACTCTATTTATTTTATAAATATTCACTAGGTTTATATTCTACAACAACACCT